AATCTGAGGGTTGCCCGTAAGATAGACATCTTGGGCGCCGTAAGCTACAAGTTGCATAAGACCTCCTGCCATTTTTGTTTATTATAATATTGCTAAAGAAAAAAATTTTACAAAAAAACTTAATTAAAATATTATAAATTAATAATTAATAATAATAACTATTATTGATAGTTATTATAATCAACAAGTTGACATTTCTCCTAAATTAAAAAAGTAAATTATTCCTATACCCTCCGCCGCACAATACCCCTCCGCCGCACAATACCCCTCCGCCGCACAATACCCCTTCATGTAATAATGTTATTCATATTTGATTTTAAAAAATTTACCAAATACTCATCAGAGTATATCTCGGTTTGTTTTTCATGCTTTCTCCTAAAAACATACTCGTCGTTTTTTTTCCTTATACTCCAACCATTTTCTAAAGTATTCGTCAAAAATATCATCAAATATATATCATTTTTTTGTTCGCTTTTTATATCCAATTTGCCCTTGTCTATTAAGGTCTTTAAAGTATGAACACCATCCTTTAATGGTATTATATCTTCCTTTCTTTTGATTTTTTCTAAACTATGCTGAATATCTTTTTCACTTTTACCATTGTTATACATTTTATGAATAATGCGTTTATTTAAGTAGTCCTCTGTTATAATCTCCGTTGTTGAATCTTCTAAATTTTTTAAATAAAAAATAGTTTTCCTTTTCTTTATAGCCATATTGCTATCTAAACAATTCATAATAAATTTCATTTTATAGTATGTCTCTCTCTTAATGTTCACAATATCCAATGACTCTATATTTATATTCGTCGTTAAAGCATCCGAACTCATGGTGATATTACACGTTTTATCGCCCCCCTCTCTTTCTCTTTCTCTTTCTCCTTCTCTTTCTTTTTCTCTTTCTATATTGTACATTTTACTATTTTTGGCGGATACGTCTAAATTATTTGATGACATTATTTTATTTTTATAGAGAAAACATTAATACATTCCTAACATTATTCGTATTTATATATTTTGCAAAACTTTACAAACTTCCTAAACTTTATAACTTTATAACTCTATATTTTACAAATTCGCAACCTATCCAGCTATTTGGTCTTCTTTCAATAGTGTTGCATTCTGAAGCAAAGAAAGTGTTTTATTTTCACTAGAAAAATAACTTGGATAAAGAATACTCCAGTCCAATCCACCATCAAATAAGCCCAATTTTGTATAAACATATCCAATAAATGCACTACAAAAAAATCTTGATGTCTTCTGGGGATGACGGTCCTTTTTACAGTAAGCTTCTATCCAATCTGTAACAACAATGTCATATGGTTTATCGTATACAACTTTGTGTATTTCCGTCAACATTTCGTTGTTGAATATTTTGTTATATTCTTCTGTGCTTTTACAATCGATTCTGCGAACATATATTTTTCCACCATATGTTGCAATAAAGTGTTCATATGGAATAAACTGAACTCCAAATTTTTTTGTATTATCATCAGGGTCTTGCGTATCTGAAATACCCGATGTCCAAACATATGTACCTTTTAATGGAACATTTGTAAATTCGGGGTCTACTACAATCATACCAACATGCGAAAAGTCACTCTTTGTCATAAATTTTATAAACCAGCTAAATAAGCCCCACGAACTATATTGCAGATTATCACATAAAAGAATATCACCCGTCTTTAATGTAGAGCTCATTCAGTCTTTTATTTTATTTTATATTATAATATAAAATATAAATAGTAGAAAATACTAATAGTAGAAAATACTAATAGTAGAAAATACTAAAAATACTAAAAATACTAAAATAGATATAATTATTAATTATTATATATTAAAAAAGTTATACTTATAACAATATAGTTAATATATATAGATATATATAGATGCCATCTTTTAAACATAAAACGAATAAAAAGATTTTTGTAGATAAAAAACGAATAATGACCCTAGATAGCGTTCATCGCGAATTACAATGCGAATTTAACTTAATTAACACCGAAGTTTTACCTAGACTAATACGCCGAAAAAATGAAATAATGAACCAGTTAAATGATGTCAACGTTATATTAGATGTTAATGAAAAAATAGAACTACAAGACTCTTTGTACGATATAAAAGAAGAAATTTATAAAAATAAGAAAAAGATTAAAGACTATTATCTAAACAATAGCAGGTGTATCTTTGACTACTTTGAGAATAAAAAAGAAATCACGAATGGTACAAATAAGACCACCATTCTCAATTCATTTTTCAAAGTAAACGACAAGACATTTGACGAGAATGCATTAACGCGTGCAAATGACAATAATGTTCAAAAGTTTTTTACAAATCTTGACCAGACTTTTATTAACATAAACGACTATACTTATGCTACCGATATATGCCAGTCTTGTAATAAAGGGGAGATGATTCCCGTAGAACACGAAGGAATAATGGTATGTAACGTATGTGCCAAACAAGTTACTTACCTTATTGAAAATGAGAAGCCGTCTTATAAAGAACCTCCCAAAGAAGCATGTTTTTATGCTTATAAAAGAATTAACCACTTTAAAGAAATACTTGCACAGTTTCAAGCAAAAGAAACTACGCAAATTCCTGAAGAAGTTCTTGAAAATATCAAGCAACAACTTCATAAAGAGCGCATATCTCTTTCAAAATTTACAAACGTGAAAGCAAAAGAAGTGCTTAAAAAATTGGGATATAATAAATATTACGAGCATATCCCTTTTATTAAAGATAAACTCGGCATTAAGCCGCCAATTATGACACCCGAATTAGAAGAGACTTTGTGTAATCTTTTTATGGAAATACAAGGACCTTATGCGAAATTTTGTCCGGATGACCGCGTGAATTTTTTGAATTATTACTATACTGTTTATAAACTGTGTGAGCTTCTTGAGAAGACCGAGTTTCTTTCTTATTTTCCAATGTTGAAAGATAAGGAAAAGAGAATAGAACAGGATGATATATGGAAGAAAATTTGCGAAGAATTGAACTGGGTTTTTATTCCGACGCAGTAATATTCATTTACGATGAATCGTATCAATTAAAATTGCCAGTAACATGGGAAATTGCCACGCTGAAAAAACATGATTATGTGTTTTATCTTTTGAAAAAAGTGTAATAACCATTATATAAAAACTAATAAATAAACATACTACAAGAAGACATACAAATACAAATTGAATATAGTTTAAATTAAAATATATTTTATTTAATGTTATCATTGTATGCTATTTATATATTATAAATATTTTATTGTAAATATTTTATCAATTTCTTCGTTTCGTTATGTTTATTCGTGTATTTCTTCGTGTATTTCTTCGTGTATTTCTTCGTCTATTTGTTCTTCTATTTGTTCGTGTATTTCTTCGTCTATTTGTTGTTTTTAATTTCCTGCGACTTTTGCCACCTTCTAGATCTGGTTTTGATACTTTTGAAATTTTTGATAAACTTTCATCACGTGATCTTTTAATAGGACCAGCACTTCGTAAACCATGTATTAACCTACCATATGAAACTGCATCAGGATTACGAGGAATATACTTACGTAAAGGCTGATAATAACCACTGTCTGAAATATTCCAAGGATACGTGCTGTGTATAAACCTACTAGAAATTTTTAAACGTTTATGGAGTAGCATAAGATGATGCTTTAAATCAATATTCGATGACTCACCTTCATCAAATTTATACCAGAACGTATTTTTATAAGGGTCGTCGTCATAATTACGTTTTAAAATACGACCTGCTGTCATTAAATTTGGTAAGAAAGTTTGAGCCTGTTGTAGATTTATTTTACCGCTTGGGCACAGCATGGATGATGGTGGATATAGATATGTTCCTATAGTTGTATCACCTATATGATGTCCAACTAAACATGCAGTAGGTATAAGTGTATTATCAGTGTCTACCACTTCTGAACTACTCAAATCACCTCTAGTAATATAAGGATATATATCCCAATCTTGAAGTTTGCTTAAAATAAATACAAAACATCCGGGGATGTTGCGTGGATTTCTACCATCCCACGGTGAAAAATCGTACCCCCTGACCGCAGGTTTTCCCATAATAATTTTAGCTAATTGTAGTTTCACCGGTCTGATTGTTCTACCTCGTTCACCGACACCCTCTTGATAGACGTTGGGTGTCGATGCACGGTCATCCTGCATCCCATCGCTCATCAGACTCATAGTTACATTAAATGCAGAATAATATTTTACAAAACGTGTATTATTTATTATTTAAATAATAAAATTTAAATAGTAAATTCCGTTGGTCTATCGGTCTATTTATATAATCTCTAAATAAACGCTTTATTTTTTAAAATTAAATGTAAATTTAAAGTTTAAGAGGAGTGGGGAAACCAACGAGGTTAGCACCAATACCGAAACCAGCACCTGTTCTAGCAGAAACAGCCAAAGTGGGTACATAAACATCAAGAATAGCGAAGGTGGCAGCTGCTACAAGAGAAATCAACGCAATTTCGTCTAATTTAAGAGAGCGTGATGGTATAGAGTAAGCAACTATCGCGACACAAAGACCTTCGATAATATACTTAATAAAGCGCTTAAAAAGCTCACTAAAGTCGAGTGTTCCGTACATTATAAATATAATGTAGAAAAAAATATTATTTTATTATTTTATTATTTTATTAAATTAAATAAATAAAGTAAATAAAGTAATGTAAACCATATATATTTAATAAATGATTAAACTTACTTAAAATAATTATATTAATATATATATTATAATGTCTCAAACCAATAGTTTGCCAAAGGGAGTTACTCCTAAATGTTTACCCGATGGAAAGGAAAACCCCAAATATGTCGATTTATTGGAAGAAGATAAACCGATCGCAGGTCAAAAATTTGTATGTCTTTCATTTGTTTCACCGGAACATATTATCAAACAAAAAGAGCAATTTTTATTCGAGCAGTTTGTGAAGCAATGGGACTATAAGAAGTCGATGGAAAAATTTAATCAGTTTCTTAACTTTGTATCATTTAAATATTCTCTTTCTTTTGATAAACTGACTGCCGACTTCCAAGAATTTACAAAGGAAGAAGGTGAGACGATTCGCGCAACATCGGCAACGCTAGTTAGCGATGACTATAAAACGTTTTTGGATACCAACGAAGATGAACTTGAACAGAAATTCGGTGAAAAACACGGATTTCAAACCTCTACAAGAGGCATCAAGGTGCGTGGTGTTTTTGCTACACAAGGTGAGGCGGAACTTCGCTGTAAACTGTTGCGCGAGGTTGATCCCAATCATGATATTTATGTAGGGCAAGTTGGTATGTGGGTACCCTTCCACCCCGAAGCATATAAGACGGGACGTGTGGAGTATATGGAGGAGACGCTTAACCAACTTATGTCTGATAAAAAGAAGAATGAAGAGAATGCAAAACAGGAATTCGATAAACGTGTGCGCGAAGCTAGACAAAAGGCGATTGAAGATAACATGAAGAAAGCAGAGGAGTCTGGTAATAAACTTACACAAACGATTAATGCGGATGGCGAACTTGTTGGTATTTCAAATGTTGCGAACTTTGATGGTTTGGATGAGGATTCGACAGTCGAAGATATCAAGAAGAGCATGTTTGAAGCCGAAAATGTTGTGCTTGATAAGAACAGCGACCATGGTTTGTCGAAACTGGCACATTTCGAGAATTAAGATGAAATTAACGAATAAGCAATTTTTACTATTAAATATTATATGTTAAATATTATATGTCACTAATATATAATATTTTATTTTTAATTGGCATGAATAAAAAGGTAAAACAATATGTAGTAAGTAATTATTTTAAATGATTTTAGCTGCCATTATTATATGTTTGTATCTTCTATATAGAGCACTATCAAATGCATTATATATGTATAAACTAAAGGTGGATTTTTATAAATTACAGGACATGGGATTGGGTGTTAAAAACTATAATATAATATACTCAAAGGAACTAGAAAAAAAGTATATAATGAATAGGAAAAAAATATTTAAAAACTCAAATGCTGAATTTAAAAATAAAAATGTTATCGGATTGACAACAGATAAATATATCGTAGTAGACTTTGATACAAAAAAAGGCGCTGAAAGTGCAGATTTTTTAATTAAAAAAATGCCGAAAGATACTGTATTAGAAAAAACACCCAATGGTTATCACTATTATTTTGAAAATGATACAGGAAAACCAATACATACATATGTAAAGATATCTATTAATAAAGTAAAATATTCTTTAGATATTTTAGGATTTGATGCAATTATTACAATATCGCCGTCTGTCGTAGATGGAAAGGATTATTACTGGATAAATAGTATTTTTACGCATACTCCAGCAAAGTTATCAGAGAATTTATGGATTCTTGATTTAATAAAAGACGAAACACCGTTTTTCAAAAGATTTGATAATATTAATTTATCATTAAAAACTAAGAACGCTTTTATAGTAATAGATGATATAAATATTGAAAATAGTATAAGGTTTACATTTGGTGCACTAAAAGAATATCAGGTAAAAATAAAACTGCTAAATGGTGTTATATATGTATACGATGATAATTTTTACTTTATGACAAGAGGTAGTTTTAATAAATACAAGAATAAAAAATCTATGATAGAAAAAATAAAGAAAGTTATGAATGAACTTAACCCATCGTGTATCATAGATTTATCTATAATATATAGCAACTATTTGAACTCCCAAAGTATTTTTCAAATAACATCGGCTGTTATACATAACGACTTCAAGAATTATAAATACAATTCAGAATTTCCAAACTATATTGAATCTGCTGCCATATACAAAAAAACAAAGTATCTAATTAATGATACTATTACCATAAATAATATTAACAATAACAATAACAATAACAATAACAATAACAATAACAATAACAATAACAATAATAGTACAATGTTAGAAGAATTAACGGTGAATACATCAGAAAAAAATAATTTTAATAAAATATTGTCAGGTCGAGAAAGTATTTATATAACATTTTTACTTTCAAATTATTTTAATATACCGTGTACGGCGATGTGTATTACCTATAGTGAAAATGATATATCAAATAATACGAGTGACTCCAATAAATTATTAAAAAATGTTTCAGATAAAATTATAAATACCGCATTCTCGATATTTTAAATTTTTGCCATTTTGCTATTTTGCAATTACTACCATTTATTTTTGTTGACTTTAATTTTCGGACCTTGTCCTTTGCGTTTAATATTTGCAGGATCATATTGTTCTTCTTCGTCGTCTGAGTGAATATCCTTGGACATTTCCCAGAATTCTTTTGCACCCAACTTAAATGGACCATGCGTTTGTGCCTTATACCAAAAAATTTGGTCATGTAGTTTATTTGATTTTGCGTTGTTATTAATTACCAAGCATTCATAATGTTCAGTACACTGGTCCATAACTTGGCAAAAACTTTCAAATGTTGGAAACATACCAGCATAGTTCTCATAAATCCTTTTACGATTCCCAATATATGGTTCGCGTAAAATAAAAACATAGTCAATGTTCGTTCGCAAATTGGGTGGAATACCTAGAGGATACTGCATCGTAATTACCAACATGATTTTCCAGTGACGACCGTTCATAAAAAGTAAACGCATCATTACATCTTTGGTCCACTTGTTGTCAAACAGACAGTCATCTAATACTACAAATGTTCGCGGGTCAATCGTGCTTCTTTTGTAAGACTCTATCTCCTTTTTCATCTGTTTTAATACAGCTTTTTGCCGTTTTAAAATATTTTCTATAATTGCAGTATTATAGGCATCGTGAATAAATAATTTAGGAACATGTTCTCCAAAGAAACCGTTTCCTGCTTCTGTGCCCGATATCACAGTGCCGATGGGGATATCTTGATGATAATACATTAAATCTTTCACTAAAAAACTTTTACCGGTATCACGACGTCCGATAAGAACAATAACAGGTCCTTTATTTTCGTCGGGTCTAAAACTAATTGAACGCATGTCAAATTTTGCTAATTCTAAACCTACGCTCATTTTGTATATATATTTAGTTATTTATATTATATATTAAAAAATATATAATTTACAAACGCAGATTTATCTTATTTAGTATTTTTGTATTGTTGTATTGTTGTATTGTTGCATTCCATCTTTTTATTAGTTTAAAAAATAATAAAAATATGTGTTTAACTAATTAAGTAACGGACGATGGAAATTTGCGACGACCAGCCTATTTTTGGAGAAAGTACATTTTCTTTAAACTACAGAAAACTTAACAATCGTGATTTTTTTGCTTCTTTAGAAGAATCAGAACTTGGTATAGTGAATGGTAGAAATTATATGCCTATTTACGAGAACTATTTTAATTTAAATGAAACAAACTATAACTCTATTAATTTGAATCAGCGTTTTTATGTATCGGCGTTGTCTGGCGTTATTGATAAAAATAATATACAATCTGCGGTTGTAGATGCTTTTAAAAGCACCTCGGAATCTTTAACAATTGTTCATAAACCTATATTTATTAAATTTTCTCCTTTGATTGATCCTGTTAAATACATGTTGGGAAAATATGAAAGTCTAAACGCAGATGGTGATATTTTAGATATTCCCGTCTTTTCAAAACTTGAAAAAAGAGGTTTATTAAAGGCAAATGATAAAAATAACGCATCATACGTTGATGCTTTTTTTTCATATTTGTCTAGTCAAGTTTTAAACTGCCACGATTTTATCCACGGTCTTAATTTCTATGGTTCTTTTAATGCTATTAAAAAAGAATTTTATTATAATGTAATTGACGATATAGAATGTTTGGATAAAAATCCTTATTTTAATAAAAACAAAGATATTCTCTTTAGTGTTGAAGATATTGAATTTTGCGAAGACGATGAAACAGTTGACAATGACAATGACAACGATAGTAACCATTCAAACCATGCACACAGACAAAGAAAAAATACAAGAAATAAAAAAGAAAAACTTACTATTGAAAAAAATGAAAGTATAGAAGAATCAAGTACGATTGTTCACGAAGAATTTGATAAAGTTAGCTGCGAATTAAGTTCTATATTTAATGTTTCTCCTGATAGCAAAGAAATTCAATCATCCGAACTAGTATGCGATGATATTTTACCATTGAAACTAGATGACATCGTTGCAGATAATGGAAACATAATCGAAGAAGTAGATAGTATTATATTAAACAAAGATTATCAGTTTACGAATGATAGCGACAGCAATGATTCCTTCACGTCGGGTTCATGTTCTTCGCGTTCGTCTTATACAAGTGACGGTCAAGCTGATGGTGGTTCAGGAAGTGACTGTGATATTGGCGATATTATATGTCTAGATGATTCAAAAAATGATGGCGGTAGTATAGCAAAATCGAATAATAAACTAAAAAATACTACCAACGAAAGTAAAAGTAACAAAAATAAAAAAAATAATAAAAAAAAATCGAAAAGTCTTTCTGATGCGTCTTGTAGCGAAGATAGTGGCGAAGGCGATAGTCAGGATAGTGATAGCGAATGCGAAGGCGAAGGCGATAAAAAAGAAAAAGGTGGCAGTGGTCGAGGAGATAATAATTGTGACGACTACGATGATGAAGATGAAGATGAAGATGAATATGAAGATGATGAAACGCTATGGGCGACAATTAAGAATTTTCCTGTCTCAGCAATTATGCTAGAGAAATGCGACAATACACTCGACTCTCTAATGATGCAAGAAAAGGAAATGACCGAAAATGAATGGAGGTCCGCGCTTATGCAGATTATTATGACACTTATTACCTATCAAAAATTATTTGGATTTACTCACAACGATCTACATACAAATAACATCATGTACATATATACCGAAAAAGAATACATATATTATCGTTATAATAATAAATATTATCGTGTTCCTACATACAATCGCGCTTTTAAGATTATCGATTTTGGTCGCGCAATTTATAAATATAAATCCAAAATCATATGCAGCGATAGCTTCAGCATGAGCGGCGATGCCGCAACGCAATATAATTGCGAACCCTTCTTAAACGATAAAAAGCCTCGGTTAGAACCGAATTACAGTTTTGATTTGTGTAGACTCGGGTGTTCTATTTTTGATTATTTTATTGATGACATAAGCAATGTTGCGGCGATATGTAAAAAAGAGCCTTTAGCCAAGTTAATTGTGGAGTGGGTTACCGATGATCAAAATCGGAATATTTTGTATAAGGCGAATGGTGAGGAGCGGTATCCTGATTTTAAATTATATAAGATGATCGCTCGAAGCGTTCATAACCATACACCACAAGCACAGTTGTCGAAGCCTATTTTTGTCGGGTACGAGTTTCCTAAGAAAAGTGTTAAGTCGTCGCACAGAATACTGAATATCGATAAAATGCCTTGCTATATGGATTAACTAATATAAATGTACGGTTAAAATATAAGTAATTATAATATTTACGATTACTTATATATTTTTAATTACTGATAACTATGTATTAGTATATTGCGTACCCTATTTTGCACGTAACATATTTAAAATCCGGGTGCGCCTGTAAATACATCTGGTTTAGAACCTAAAATAACAGGAGATTCGTTAAATTGCGTAACAATAAAATGACCTAAAATATAACAAACAAATACGATAGCAGCATCACGTAGAGCATTCTTCATCGGTTTTGAATCAGGTGCGTCATCTTCGCTTGGTTTTGAAATAAACCTAATTTCTATGAATTTTGCTAAAAGAAAGATACATGCAACAATTCCGGCAGAAACATACAAGTTGTCCATTTATTTTATAAGGGAATAATCTATTACAGGTTTTTACGAATAATCATTTATAAATAATTCAAAATAATTCAAAATACTTCAAAATACTTCAAAATACTTCAACTTAAATATTAAAAGTCATCTATAAGGGGGATTTCTTCTATTTTTAAATCAATATTACCGTCATTATCTTCATCATCTGAAGGGAACGGGTCAACACTTAACTCAACGTTATCGCCTATATTTAGCTTAACGTCGTCGTTGTCGTCGTCGTCGTCATCATCATATTCGTCATCATCATCGTCCTCGGAATCTTTATATGAATCATCGCGAGAGTCACTAGACGTATTTTCAATTGGTATTACCTGGTTATTATTCATGTTAAAACTTACTCCCGACGATTCCGACGATGTGGTCGCATCAGATGCTGCTTTAATTTTTGAAAGTGTTTCTGCTTCTTCAGCTAGTTGTTTTGCTGTCATCGGCGCTGGTTCTGTAATATTACCTGCAACGGGTTTATCGAAAATAGGTTCTTGAGAAATAATTTCCTCTCTTTCGTGAACCTCAATCGCATTTTCTACAGTTTCGTTCATATATAATTTTAATAGCTCCTCAACAGGAATTGTTTCACGAACTGTCTGTAAAATACACTCTTTGATAATAATCTCTAATTCTCTTGAATTTTTTTGAGACTTTAATGATGATATCCCCATTTCAAATAAATATACATTTGTATATATTTTACGTGCAGCATTAATATAGACATGGTGAACAAAATCTTCTAAAGATGGAATATTAACATCAACCTTCTTCTGTTTTGTTCCAACACGCATACACGACAACATTTTTAACTGAATGATATGAACACACGTTATAAGGTCGGAAATATAAGTACAGTTGCTTTTTTCTTTAATACGAGAACATTCTTGCAAAATAATATTCGGATTCCATTTCGGAACTCTTGAAAGAAAGTTTTGAAACGTCATCAGATATTTCGCTTTCTCGTCATTTTCAATACACAGTTTCCATGATTCTTCGAATATTGATTTAATACCGTCTATAACACAGGGGGTTAATACCGTAATTAATCGCGAACACCACTCATTGCGAGATTCTTGTAAACTATTTAAAGAAAAGTCGTCCATTTACATAAATGAAATATTTTCTAAAGTTGATTCACTACGAAAAAGAAAAAAATTTAATATAAATAACATTAGTAATTTTTCATTTCTAAAACCCTTCTTTATCTTATTAAAAATAACCATGAACTCGTATATTTTACTTTCATGCAATGAACTATTATGAATTAAATTAATAATATCTAAACAACTATGTCCATTTTCATATAATTTTATACAAAGGTTAATAATTTCATTCAGTGTGTACTTTTTATCCAGTTTTACGTCCTTTTTAAGGTTGTCCATTTTATTTTTTATTATTTTTCCTAAATTGTATATTTCGTCCACCGCATAACTATGTAAATTTATTACTTTACCGTTTACAATAGGCTCGGGAACGTATATTTCACAAAACCTAGATAAAATCGGTTTTAATAATTTATACTTGTCTTCAACAATTATAAAAAATCTTGTAGAATGACTAAATAGTTCAATACATCTACGCAATGCCGACTGTGCGTCTATTGTTAATTTGTCTGCATTTAGTAAAATAATAGTTTTGAATATCTCGCCATCCTTTAAATTTATATTTGTTTTTGCAAAAAATTTTAATTCTTCTCTAATAAATTTTATACCCTTCCCGTGTGCACAATTTACTTCCATTACATAATTTTTTATCATTTCTTTGTCATTATGATAAACATCGTGTATGAAATTATTTACAAGTGTGTTTTTACCACACCCTGAAACCCCGTGAAAAATTATATTCGGGATTTTCTTTATCTCAATAAAATATTTTAATTTTTTTTTAATGTCGTTATGTATATCCAACCTTGCAATATTTTTGTCATGGCTATCTAGTTGTTTATTAGTTACGCTGTTGAGTGGGTTGTCCATATTAATAATTGTATCACTTTCTTCGTTTGTTTTTTTCATTTTTGTTAAATGTTAAATGTTAATTATTAAAATATTAAATATATATTCATTTATTTAATATTATTTATATGTTTATTCGCGATTATGCATTATTCATTATAATATATACATCGCGCATTTTGTATCATTGTCCACCATAAGTTTTATTAACTCATCAAATGATGTTTTTGGACTCCATCCTAATACCGTTCTTGCCTTTGTTGAATCTCCCAATAATATATCAACCTCTGCTGGTCTGTAATATTTTTCACTAATAAAAATCATCACTTGTCCTGTCGCCTCATTATAACCAACCTCGTTTACACCACTACCCTCCCATTTTATTTTAAAGCCGCACATCCCAAATGCCTTTTCTATCATCTCCCGCACGGTGTGTGTTTCATTCGTCGATAACACATAGTCGTCGGGAGTATCATGTTGCAACATTCGCCACATTCCCTCTACATAATCCTCAGCGTTCCCTATATCGCGCATTGCATCTATATTCCCCATAACAAGTCTATCTGTTTCTCCGCGTAGTATTTTACTTAATCCAAGTGTTATTTTTCTTTCTACAAAATTATGACCCCTTCTTACCCCACCATGATTAAAGAGGATTCCATTGCATGCAAACATCCCATACGCTTCACGATAATTTTTTACTATCCAATAAGCGTATAATTTTGCTACACCATATGGTGAACGCGGATAAAAAGGTGTGTTTTCATTTTGCGGCGTTTCTTGTACTTTTCCAAATAGTTCGCTTGTCGATGCTTGATAAAATCTTGCAATCTTTTCTAGATTATTATTTCTTATTGCTTCTAGCAATTTAAGCGTTCCAAATGCATCCGTATCTGCCGTATATTCCGGCATTTCAAATGATATCTTAACATGAGATTGTGCCGCCAAATTATATACTTCTAGTTTCGTCATACCCGGATATGCATTTTTAATTAAATTAAGTATCTTTTCTAAACAAGAACTGTCCGTAATATCGCCGTAATGCAGTTTTAAATCTTTATTGTCAAAAATATGACTAATTCGTCCCGTATTTATAGTAGAAGCTCTGCGTATTAAACCATGAACTATATAGTTTTTGGATAATAATAGTTCTGCTAAATATGAACCATCTTGCCCCGTTATCCCAGTAATAAATGCTATTTTATTTTTCGTATTTTCTTCTCTAACAGACATAATCGGCGGTATTGATTTTTTACTATACTATCTTATATATCTTTTAAAATTATTTTTATATGACTTTTGATATTGTTTTTATATTAAAAGTTATACTTTATTTTATAGTTTATTTTATACTTTATTTTATACTTTATTTGTACTTTATATTTCTAAAATGAAGCATCCGATGATACTTTTACTAATTCCGAATTTAAACAACTTTGAACCACGTTTGTTTCATTTGGGCGATTTACATGCCTTGTAACGGACCTTGTTTCTTTACCAGTATTAAATGGGGGTATGTATATTGGATTATGGGAATACATCTCGGGTCGCGTTTCGTCTTTTTTTATAAATAATCCTACTTCGTCTTGAAATGTTTCAGTTACGGTATTGTAGTCACTACTGAAAGAGTCAACATTATCAGTATTTTCCATATTGTTTATGCTCTTACTAACCCCACCTTTTGATAATGGCTCTGTTGCTTCATTTGGCATATTTTTCTCTTCTATTAATGTTTTTTGTTTGTCTAACTTAGCTTTGTTTTGCTTTTCGGTTGTTTTTTGTATAAGAAAAAACATACCAACGGCAATAAAAATAAAAATAAAAATTATTAACGGAACTGAGTTATTTGCTGTAAATATAGAAGATGGTCTTAAACTTTTCATATATTATATATTATTTGTATTATATAATATAATATATAAAAATTATTAAAAATATCCTAAGAACACAATTTTGTCTCAATAAGCTCCAGAAGTGGGCAAAAATCTTTTGGATCAATGTTCTCTTTTTCCATACCTAATTTCATACCTTTATTTGATTTGCAGAATGACTTATCTACCAACTCTAATAAAGGACATAAATTTTTTGGATTCATTTCTAAATTAAATTCAATAGCGTTTTTTTCATTCTTAATATTTTGAAAATTATTATCCGACTCTTTTATATCATTTTGATTATCGTGACTTGAACCACTACTATTACACAATACCGTATCAACATAATCAATAAAAGAGCATATTTTTACCCCTTTGTTGCCACCCTCATTCGCACCAAATTGATTTGGAACAAAGACGTGAGCCGATGTGTGTTCTGTTACAGGACCGGACACAGGAAAAGGAATAAAAAATGCAAACGTAAGTGCGGGCAAAATAGCAAGTAAGCTAACTGTTTTCAACATGTTTATGTTTATGTGTAATATATAATATATAAAGATTTATTTTTATATATTTATGCGTTTATATATATTCAATGTATATTTACCGTATGATAACTAAATATACATTTTCCTTTCTTAAAAATATAAGAAGATACAACTATTTATAATCTCGTAATCTCGTAATATTGTAATCTCGTAATATTATATGCTTTTATGGTCCAGCATAACTATGTAAACTTTGTGTATATGGGTTACGTTTAAACGCATCTAAAATATCCGGCTGAATTCTTTCGCAGTTAATAGACTCTTGATAATACTGCGGCATTTTACTTAACTTACCAAATTGCGACAAAGAAGGAGGCATTCCTCCTAAACCAGAACCTGCGCTTGCTCCTGCACTCCATGGACATTCTTGGTTATTCTTATCGGGTCTCTTAATATTTACATTTGCGTTATGATTAAACGTAGACAGATTTCCCGACGGAGTGTATTCTTTACTTACTTTATTTATATTATTATGTTGGTTTCTTGCAGCCATTGTAGAACGATATCCTTGGCTACTCGAACCATCACTTGATCCAAAGTATTCCGGTTCAGTCGTCTGCCGCTGTGTATATACCTCTTGTTGGTCGGAAACCAAATAACCAGTACCATCTGTCATCGGCGTAACATTCAAGTGGTTAAAATCAAGCAAACTTTCGGTTGTTTCTTTAATGGTTGTTGGTGCTCTGTCGGCAGGGTTATGCACAAATCCCGCCGATCCAGATGGCTGAACATTTCCCGAAGGTCTTATAGAACCGACAACGTTTTCTTTTCTTGAAGGGCGAACTGCTTCTAATAATGGTGCAACAAATGATTTTAATGCCGCGTTAACACTTGATCCAAGAAACATGGGTGCTTTTAGAGTTGACCGATTTGTAGAGTGGAGTCTTGTCAATCCGCGTCCATAATCGTGTTTGGAGGGTTCGCATTTTCCTGCACTACAAATATTTATTATAGGTTTACCATCTATTACTGCTCTTTTAGAGGCTTCAAAATTTTTCGGCGTATATTGTGATGTTCCATTCTGGTTGGAATCTGTTCCAAAGTATTCTTTGGTGGTACATATACGGTTCTGCTCTTTCAGTAATTCTTTTGGACGACCCGATTGTGCTTTCTCTAAACCCGTTGTAGTAAACCACCTATCGGGGGTATTCAAGAAAAATTTATCGGGCAAGAATTTTTCGACATGTCCATATGTATTCGCACTGGGAGGCTGTTGAACATTCCATTCATACGAAGGTCCTTCGTGATTCTCTAAACTATACGTAAGTTTAGGATTATTGGTGGTTCGCAGCTCGTCTACATTCCTGTCCACCCATAAATCACGAGCTTCCATACCAGAGTTGAATCCGTTACTTCCACAAGACGTAAACCCTTGATTTAATCCGGGAGCAACGCGCACTTCTTCCCATGGTTTTACATTCGCCATTTGCGTTCCCGGGTTGACCCGTGACTGAAAAAATGTCGTGAAGTTCGGCATTCCGCTTGGGTATTGTATATTTGCTTCCGGGGCAAATAGGGGTGCACGTTCTTCTTTACATATTTTTTGACTACCAGTTCCACTATAACTATCTAAAATAGACTCATGTGTATCAGTGTCTGTTGTACGACCTCTTATTTTTGCGCCAAAAAATGGCACCATATTATTATGCTCAAAATTTGATACATTTATTTGCTCACCTGTTAATGATTTTACATTGTCGTCATTTGTATCATTGTTGTTATTAGAATATGGATTACCAAACTGGTCGCCTTGCTGTAATACTCTCTTTGCAGCCGATGCATTGAAGTATTTATCGCTTACTGCCGACCCCCCTTGAAACCGATTTATGTTACCTTTTGTTGAGTTGTCTATTGTAGGATAGTTTGTAACTGGTGTTTGAGTATTTGGTATATAATTTTGAGGATTTACTCTACCTGCGCCCATATTCGTAAATGCTTCTTTTTTAAACATTTTTCCTCTTACATCGTCAATATTATTTTCTTTTTTATTATTTGCCGCCATAATTAATCCTGTAGCCGCCAATATTGGGATAATAACTTCCATTATATTATATATATGTTTATTATATATATGTAATATATTTTTTACTCTCTATTAACTCTTAAATATTACATATATATATAATTTTATCTTTGCCTTTTTATTTTGTAAATAAATTTTGTGTATTATCTATCGTATTATAATTAAAACATGGAATTTTTGCAACATAATTATTTTTTTCTAAAATTCTAGTGCTAAGATTGTTTTGAAATGACCTACATGTATTCTCTTGTGGATTCAAATGAAGATAGTCCCAATTGGGTTGTTCTAAATCTCTATACCACCACGCGGGATTCGTAACTCTAGATTGGTCCGTAAAAGGAGAACACGTGGGATACTCAATTGTCGATGTAGGTATAACTACATCTTTATAATTATTCTCCGGATTACAGTCTCTTGTTAAATTTCTATCGAGACCAAAAAGAGAACTTTCTAGATTAACTGTGTTTGTCATTAAATTTGCACCCCACTTTTGTAATCGAATTGACGGATCTATCATAAAACATGGCTTATCTCCATTACCGGGAACATTGAGTATCCACTTTCCTTGGTCTGTAGACTCCTGTTGTTGTTTCATTATTCTGCTTGGGTCATCATGAAAACGAGTAAATGACATTTATTATAATGTAATTATATTATATTATTATATTTATTTCTATCACACTACTATTTATTTATGTAATAGTAATAATAATAGTAATAATAATAGTAATAATAATAGTAATAATAATAATAATATTATTTATTAACACAAAAATAAATATAAATATATTTGTGTTATGATTCCTAAATACTTATTTGTACAATATGAAAAATATGGAAAATATAACAAATAATTGTACCATGTCGAGTAAAACAATCTGTTTAAATATGATTGTAAAGAACGAAGCACATATTATTGTAGACACTTTTGACAATATTTTAAAATATATTCCTTTAACTTACTGGGTTATTTCCGACACGGGTTCTACTGATGGCACGCAGCAAGTAATAAAAGATTATTTTAAATCTAAAAACATCAATGGCGAACTATTTCAAGATGAGTGGCGGGATTTTGGTCATAACCGGACATTAGCATTACAGCATGCAAATAAAAAAACAGACTATCTTTTTATTTTTGACGCGGATGATAGCATACACGGAAATTTTGAACTTCCAGAATCTTCTTTGTTTAATAAAGAAATGTATAATTTGAAATTTGGAGGAGATAGTGTAGCGTATGTTCGCCCCTTACTAATAAATAACCAACTCGAATGGCGATTCAACGGCGTTCTCCACGAATTTTTAACATGTGTAAATAAGAACATAGAAGGAACGGTTATAAACGGCAACTACTATATAGAATCCGGTCGCAAAGGAAGTAGGAGTAAAGATCCAGATAAATATAAAAAAGATGCCGAAATTTTAAAAAAAGCATATTATACCGAACTAGAAAAACCAGACAAAGGTTTGTCAAATCGTTATGCTTTCTACTGCGCGCAAAGTTATAAAGATAGCGGCATGATTAAAGATGCAATTGAATGGTATACGCTGGTCGCAGATAAAATAAATACATGGGTTCAGGAAAGATATTATTCATGTTTTATATTGGGAGACCTATATATGCGGCAGAATGATTTCGAAAATGCAATTCGATACTTAACAAAGTCCATTATTTTTGACCACGAAAGAATAGAAGGAGTCGCACTAGCATGTGAAATATTTTTACAAAAAGAACTGTTTCTCTTGTGTTGTTCGTTAGGTGAACAGTTCATGGGTCACACAGAACCACCGGCGAATAAACTTTTCCTATTTGAATCCTTTTATTTTAACCACGTGGAATATTCTTGTAGTATTGCCGGATTTTACTGCGGAAAATACGAGCTGGGATACCAGTGTTGTAAAAAAATTATCACCACCAGGTGTATCGATAGCATCGATAAGTATATTAAAACGTGCATTAACCTAGCCTTTTATAAAGACCAGTTATTGCGCGACGATACAGATACTCTTGATTTTTTTTACGAGTATAACGAAAATGTACAAAAATTGCTTAATGACGGTATCGACGTCGATAAACGTATCCACGAATGTTGGAACATTTTATTTCAAAAAAATCGTTCTGCTTTATTCAATATACCCAAAAACATTAAAACCACGTTTCATAATAAAGTCTTTTCGGATTCGAGTAATAAGTGTAAAAATAATAATAAAAATAATAATAATACCAGCGTAACTAATATTTTTATTTCTTTTACTACTTGCAAGAGACTTGATTTATTTAAACAGACATTGGGTTCTATTTTAAATCACTGGCTGGATAAGGAAAAGATTGACTATTGGTTTTGTGTAGACGATAATTCTTCTGACCATGATAGAGAATATATGAAGAGTAATTTTCCATGGATTACGTATTATATGAAATCGGAAATGGAAAAAGGACACCGAGAAAGTATGAATATTATTTGGAATAAGTTAAATGAAATTAAACCAAAATATTGGATACATATGGAAGACGACTTTTTATTTTATACAAAACGAAACTATGTCGGAGATTCTATAAAGGTTCTTCAAAAATATCATACTTCTAAAAATATTCGACAAATTTTATTCAACAGAAATTATTCTGAAACAATTGAGAATACGGCTATAAAAGGTCATACTGTTTTATCTCCTAACGAATGTATACCAGAGCTTCCTGTTGTTTTACATAACCATAGTAAAAGTAATGAGATACGTTTCCCGAACTGTTGTTACTGGCCCGATTATAGCTTTCGTCCTGCTATGATAGACGTTGAAACGATTTTAGCCGTAGGTAATTATGATACGGAAAATGATTTTTTTGAATTAGATTATGCAACACGATGGTACAATGCGGGATATAGAAGTGCATTTTTTAATATGATATGCTGTCGTCATATTGGTAGATTAACGTCGGAACGTCATGATAAAACAAAACCAAACTCTTACGAATTAAACAACACTTCGCAATTTAATTTCGTCAAATCTCACGAACCTCATACATCTCATACATCTCATACATCTCATACATCTCCTGTGACAAATAATATCGCAACGAATGAAAGCATTCGTAAAAGATACAGCCCTCCCATAGAAGTAAATGCTTCGTGTGTTATTAAAGTTGTAAACTTAAAACATAGAGAAGACCGTAAAAATACAATAATAACTAGATTGGAAGCGTTGGGTTTTTCTAATAAAGAATACGAAATTATAACCGCAGTATACGGCAACGACCTTGCCCTCTCGCCAACAATAGAATTATATAAAATGTTTGAAGGCAATGATTTTGGAAGTAGATGTGGGTTTATCGGTTGTGCACTATCACATTATGGATTGTGGCGCGAGTTAATAAAAGATACAGTAAATGATTATTATATTATTATGGAAGACGATGTTATTTTATGTAACGGATATAAAGAACAACTTGCAAAACTTGAAAGCTATTTCAAGAATAAAGATATTGTATATCACGGTTATACAATGTACAAGTCGAATCGCTCGGATAACAAAGACAAATATGACTATAGTTTAGTAACCAGCGAGACCGACGTATCGGTATGTGACCTTGCTACCGAGTTGTATGTTGGAGGAACATTTGGGTACAGTATAAATAAAAAAGGTGCACAAAAAATGATAGATTATATTCACGCAAACGGAATAAAACATGGAATAGACTACCTTATGAAAATTGTAAATACTATCGACAAGTATGAAACACAACCCAATTTATGTATTTCTTTATGGCATGAAGACAGTATCGACTACGATACAGACATACAAATGTGTAGTGATTCTATTGACTTTAGTCTATGCGAAAATGACTACCTTCGCATTTTGAAAGATAACTTTTTTTATATTCCTCGAGGAGACCAAATAGGGAACGATTTGTATCACAAACATAATAGTATGAAAAATATGGTTTTACAGGCAGTAAATGACAAACAGTGTGTCGCGTTTAATACGTTGGGTTTTTTTAAAAGTGGTGTTACTAATATTACAAACTCGAGTTGGTTTGGTGAGAAAGACGGTATTTATATTAAAAAAGAGTATGCATATAAAGTTGTAGAGAATCTTGATGAAAATTTCAAACGGCTATATGAGGATAGACTTATAGAAGAGATTAAAAACAATGAGACGCAACAGATGCGTGAGATTAATCGAAAATCGGATATATTAGAAATCAAAATAAAAAAACGTATAAAAATGTTATGCAATTGGTGTTCTTCGCAAGATTTGTGTCGTGAGTTTTCAATAATGTATGATGATTGGGGAACTTGTGAAAATAGTGTATTTGAGATTGTTTCGGATGATGTTAATAATAATAATAATAATATTGACTACTATGTGATTATAAATTCTCCCACGTATGATTCGACAAGTGTGTACGATCCTAGAAAGACTATTATTTTCCAGATGGAACCATGGGTATATGATAATACTAAAAATTGGGGAGTTAAAACGTGGGGTGAATGGGCTATACCGGATATGGACAAGTTTATGAAAGTTTTTCGCCACACCGAAAGTCTTAATAATGTACAATGGCAAGTATCACCTCCAAAACATATTCCAAAGGAAGAAAAAATAAATAAGATAATGTCTATACTAAGTAATAAATTACACGACGAAGGGCATATTAAAAGGGTAGATTTTTTGAAATATGTGGAGTTGGAGTCGGAGTCGGAGTCGCAAGTTACATCTACTACACTTACGGATATTATACACGTATATGGACATAAAAATTATCATGGGTTAAAATCATATGTAGGTGAAACTGATAATAAAAAGGAGCTAGCAAAGTACAAGTACTGTTTTTCGTGTGAAAACAACAGTGAAAAAAATTATGCGACTGAAAAGATATGGGAGTCTATTTTATTTGAGTGTCTTTGTTTTTATTGGGGGTGTCCCAACCTAGAAGACCATATTGACTCGCGTGCATTTGTTAGGTTACCGCTTGATAACTTTGACGAGTCTTTATCTATTATTACAAAAGCGGTCGAGGAAGATTGGTGGTCTCAGCGTATCGACGTAATAAAAAAAGAAAAACAAAGAATAGTAAATGAACTGGGTTTTTTTCCTAGATTAAATAAAATAATTAGTGATAGCAACATAGATTTTCAATCCAATAATAGTTCTTCTGGAAATATAAAATTAGAAAATGATAAAACTGTTACTCCTTTATCGAATGACGATGTTATGGAAAAAGAAAAGGAAAAAGAAAAAGAAAAGTTAATATTTATTGATAAACATGACGGTTTTGGGTCACAACTTCAGTCAATTATTTTTTATATTTTATATGCAAACTTCAATAATTTAGATTATATTCATAAAAAGATAAAAAATATGGAACATAATTATAATAATGAAGATGGGTTCATAGAAAGAGCAAATCGCTGTATGAATATACAAGGCAACTATGACGACTATGATGACTATGATTATATAAAAAATATACACAACTATGGCATTAACACTTCAAGTAGAGAGTTGATATATCGTGTTGTTGAAAACAATTTAGATTTATATACAACTAATAACGAATCAATTCATAAAATCAAGAGATGTTTCTGGGAAAATAAAGATAAAGATGTCTATAAAAATAACAAATTTAATATTGCAGTTCACGTTAGAAGACCCAATATTCACGACGACCGAGTGGAAGGTACAAATACCGAAGACTCGTATTATTTAAATGTTATTAACCATATTCGCGAAAAGTATAAAAATAAAGATATATGTTTATGTTTCCATATTTATTCACAGGGACATATTGAAAATTTTAACTGTTATAAAAATGACGATGTTGTTTTTCATATCGATGAAGAAGTAACTAAAACATTTGTAGGGCTTGTAGGTTCTGATGTACTAGTAATGTCTGCAAGTTCCTTTAGTTATATTGCGGCGATACTAACCGATGCTGAAGTATATTATTTGCCTTTTTGGCATGTAGCAAAAAAAGAATGGATTACATTACAACATGAGAATATAGAATAAGTATGTAAATAAAATAAGTAAATAGAATAAGTAAAAAAATAATATTATTAAAAAGGAAAAATATTTTTAATAATATTAGTATCAAATAAAACACGAAACATGTAAAGTTAGATATTTATTCTTCTTCTTCTTCTTCTTCTTCTTCTTCTTCCTGTTCATCCTGACTTTTTGACGCTTTTTTACTTGAACCTAATTCCGATGCAAGTGCGCCTTTAATACCTGAACCAAGCGACTTAACTTTTTTCGGTCTACTTGAATCCGCTGATGCACCTTGTGCCGATTTTGACTTGTCTTTTTTACTTTCAGCTACATCGGTTGCCACTGCCGCCACTGCCGCCGCTGCTGATGCTTCTGAACTCCTTTTAGGGCTGACACCTCTGTTACTACTAGTACTAGACTTCGACATAGCCATTCCCGTAGATAAACGCACCCTTTCTGTTTTTTTCAAGTCACCTCCTAGTTGTTCTACTAGTTTTTTAAATGCGGAAATTGCGCTATCTGTAGCACCTTGTATATATCCGGATACTCCAACTGTATCTATTTCATTGTGAAAGGCAACACGAATTATGCTATCTGTAGCATGAGGGTGCGGCTTTCTAAACCCGCAAAATGACAGTGTTTTGTCTCCTATAAAATTTTGCTCATATAAATAAAATTCAATAACCTTCCCCAATGTGTAGTCTTCATTTACCAGCGTAACATCGAAACCGTTTTTCAATGTTGTTTCAGAAGGCACAATAGGAACTTTTCCGTGCTGCAAATTTCCTAAAAACATTTCGCATTTTGAAATCATACTTTCACACGCCTTTAGAACGATTTCATTATTCTCAAAAACACCGACAGTCTCAATAATAAAATCATAGCTATTTGGTTGGTAATATCGCTTTGCCTCAAGTAGAAACCAGTTACGTTTTTCGAATTCGATTTCTTCGTCACTTTTATCGCTTTTTTTCATAGCCGCAGCCAGTTCTTTCCATACTTCAGATGCCTTTGAATCGTCTGGTGTACATTCGTATGCACAAGTGCTAATAACGTTGAATGCACCATCTTGTGATGCCATTCCAATATCCAACCCGCATCGAAGCGTAAGACGTTCTCCATCAATATTCTCGGATAATTTAGGCTGAAGTCTAGCAAATTCTATATAGTCTCCCGAAATCGGCGAGGGAGGAAATATTGCTCGAACGGCAGATTCATCAGAATACACATCGGTTTTAATATTTTTTATTCTAAAATCTTTTGTGGTAACATATAAAATGCTGTCTGTGTCATTTTTAACATTGACTTCTACAATGTAGTCTTTATATGGAAAATCCATGTCGCTAATATGAATGGGGATACAGCTGAGACGCTGCTTAATAATTTCATTATGAAATCTGGTAGTATTATGTGTAATTTCGGCTTTATTTTCATTATACGGGAAAGTTCTAAATACAAATGTAGGAATATCTGAGATTATAATTCTTCGTAGGGCATTCGCAATACTCATGTTGCATTCCACTAACGTAAACTTCAGAAAACCATTTTCTTGAATCATGTTCGTAACGCGGGGGTTCATTGTGTGCGATTTGCTCTTCTTATTATATTAATATTATACAATTTATTAAATCAATTTTTCATTAATATAATTAAGGAAAATGAATAACTGTTATTTCATTGAAATTAATGACAAAATAAGATAAATAAGATAAATAAGATAAATAAGATAAATAAGATAAATAAGATAAATAAGATAAATAAGATAAATAAGATAAATAACTTAAATAATAAGTTAAAATAAACGATAAATACTCGGTGGTAATTTATATTATGAGTAGTATTTTATATTATAGTAACTTTTGTGAAAAATCCAAAAAAATTCTCCAGACATTAGCAAAAAGTAACATTAAAGAAGAGTTACACTTTTTGTGTATCGATAAGAGAATTAAAGGAACAACGGGTTCATGGTATATTATTCTTGAAAATGGAGAAAAGATTATTATGCCCCCGCAAGTAAATCGCGTTCCTGCTTTACTTCTTATGAAACAAGGTCATCAAGTATTATATGGAGACCAAATATTAGGACATTTACAGCCACGAGAAACGGCAATAAATATGGTTGCAACAAATAATAACGGCGAGCCGTCTCCTTTTTCGTTAAATAATGACTGCATAGGTGGTTATGGGGTGGCATCTGATGCTTTTAGCTTTTGGGATCAATCGAGCGATGATTTATCGGCGAAAGGCAATGGAGGGATGCGACAATTGTATAACTATGCGACGGTGGATAGCAATATGAGAATAGAAGCACCAAAGGAAGATTATATGCCAGATAAGATAGGGACGGTTTCTTTGGAAAATTTACAACAAAAGAGAAATTCTGAAATACAGGTTAATGTTGAAAAACAGGCAAAAGCTATCGACCAACCGGCACAACAACAGTTTATTCAACAACAACAACAGAAACAGCAATTTCAATCGCAGTTTTCACAGCAACAACAATTTCAACAACAAATACAGGTAATAGGACCGCAACTAGCACAACAACAAGAACAGCAAAGACAACAAAAAAAGAATGTACGGTTTAATTCGTAAAATACTTAATATATTTATAAATTAAAAATATTTAAAACAATAGAGCAATAATATATAATCTTATATATCTTATTAATCTTATTAATTATAAGCTAATATGTCTTCATCATCATTAGATAGTTCTGATAAGTCATTACTTTTGAACGCTTTTAACACGCAGTTGTTTGAGTTTATAGAAGATATAGAATTCGTATTTAGCGAAGACTCTTCGATAAAAAAAACAAAAACTGCGCTTATTATGATAAAAAAAGTAAACCCTGTACTTATTATAAGGATATGGTATAATTATATATGTTCTAAATATGAAACTGAAATTAACAATGATAATATTAATTTTTTTGTAGAAAAAGATTATAAAAAGGATTTGGTGTATATAAATTATTCGGATGATATTATGAGTAACATAGATAAACTTCGCGAACCGGTAAGAAATATGAGTAAAGAAAACCAAGAAAAATCGCTTAGATATATTAAAAATTTATGTATCCTATCTAAACTATATGTACAGTAGTGGCGGTGGTGGTGTCCTATGATTTCCCGCGAATCTAATATGTTTAATATTGTAATTATTATTAAACATATTACAATTAAAACATAATAATAATTTAATAAAATGGTTATTAAAAATTTAATAAATATATTTATGCGTAGTTTGATTTAAATACTAAATGATAAATTAAAAATATAAATGAGTAAAAAAAATACATCATCTTCACAAAAAAAATCTGAAGTAGTTTCGGAATTAATTCCAGATGAGTTTAAAAAAGTAATGACAGATTTTATAAACGATTTTACTACGACTTTTCCCGAATATAGTGATAAATTGAAAGATAATTTTGTCGTAGTGTCTGTTAACACGGATGGTAATGTTGTAGCCGAAGAAATTTTAGATGAAACTAGAGTAAAGGTGTTGTACGAGTATTCAAAAACTATATATCCTGTTCGTTTTTTTGATATTTTGTATAAGAATGCTGAAATTTTTAAAAAGGATAGTGGCGAAGCCATGGTCAATGTAAACTTTTTACCTGATATTGACTTTAGAGAAGTATGGAATACTCCTGATATTTCAAACCAGACGCGTGACACTATTTGGAAATATTTACAGCTTATTCTTTTTTCAATTATTACAAATATTTCTGATAGAGATTCGTTTGGAGATACTGCCAAATTGTTTGAAGCGATTAATGAGGAAGAGTTGAAGAATAAATTGGACGAGACGATAAAAAATATGCAGGATTTTTTTATGGGCGGAAGCGGGAGCGGTAATGGTGGTAGTGCGGATGCAGACAATAGCGGCGACAATAACACAAGAGACGCAGGAGCTTCGAGAGAAAATGCAAAATTCGGGGATGGAGTTGATATGAAAGATTTTGAGAAATTTGCAGAGCAGTTTAAGAATTTTTCACCAGAGGGAATGGGAATTGATATGACAAAGTTTCCAGGATTTCCAGGATTTCCAGGATTCCCTGATTTAAACTCAACTAAGAATGAAGAGGGTGATACTGCGAAAGGAGAACCGAATGCTTCGTCGGACAATAAAAAACAACCCGAGATGCCCAATCCAGAAACTATTCATGAACATATTTCAAAACTTCTCAACGGTAAAATAGGGGCACTAGCAAAAGAAATAGCAGAAGAAACGGCAAAGGATTTTGATTTGGGTATTGATATGGAAAATGCAGAAAATATAAATATGAGCAGTGTTTTCCAAAAACTATTTAAGAATCCGGGCAAACTAATGAATATGGTAAAAAGTGTTGGAGCAAAATTAGACGATAAGTTTAAAAAGGGAGATATTAAGGAGAGCGAGCTTATGAAGGAAGCAAGCGATCTTCTTAGCAATATGAAAAATATGCCCGGTATGGGAGACTTGTCAAGTATGTTAAGCAAAATGGGCATGTCAGGATTAGGGGGCTTGGCTGGTTTAGGTGGAAAAGGGGGCAAGATAAATATGGGCGCACTTCAAAGTCACTTGCAGCAAAATATGAAAAATGCAAAAATGAAAGAGCGCATGCAAACAAAGCTACAGCAAAAACAACAGCAACCACAGCAACCACAGCAACCACAGCAAAAGCCCTCACCTGCTGCAAGTAACGCAGTTCGCCCAACTACGGCAGTATATACGTCGTCATCGGGTGAACAAATTCAACAAACGCCTAGAACCGCTAAACCTGCTGAAAATATTATTCAAGAGACGACCACGACCACGACCACGACCACGAGTACGCCACTCTCGACAGAAACAGGATACGAACCCCTTACGAATACGCAAAAGAAGAAGAAGAAGAATAAAAACAAAAAGTGATAATATTACGACGTATGACGAAAAATATAAATAAGTTAATGTAATCTAATTATTACTATTAATGATTAAAGAATAAAAAATAAGAAAAAATAATTAAGAATATATATATAATGGACAAATTACCAGCAACACCATTTTGGTTAAATGAACCCACCATTCTATTCAATAAAAAATATATTACTGAAATCTGGCCAAATTCGAATATGAGCAATATGGAAAAATTGAATGCCATTAGTCGATTCGTTATTCTGGCTTCACTTTTAGGATATTTGATTACGTTAAATATTGGAATGATATTTGTATGTGTAATAACTTTAGCTGTAATTGCTGTTTTATATCACGTACAGTCAAATAAAGCCAAAGAGGACGAAATTGCGAAAGAGAAGCCATCTAAAATAAAAGAAAGTTTCATCAACTCAGTATTGTATAATGAAGTGAAAGACGACTACACAAATCCGAAGCAAAATAATCCCATGATGAATGTTCTTTTGCCTGAAATAAGTTATAATCCGACCAGAAACGAGGCAGCGCCAGCATTTAACGCAGAGGTTGAAAAGAAGATAAACAATAATACGAAAGAATATGTAGTCGATACTACTTTTTCCGACGAATCTTCCAAACAAAAGGAATACATTAAGCGTAAATTATTTAGTGATTTAGGAGATAGTTATACTTTTGACCACAGCATGAGAAACTTCTACACGAATCCAAATACAACTATTCCGAATGATCAGGCGGGGTTTGCTAACTTTTGTTACGGAGATATGATTTCAGCAAAAGAAGGTAACGAATTTGCTCTCGGAAGAAATCAACCAAGATTGGGAGGAACATATAACTAATTTAAAACAATATGATTCTACTGCGACAATCGAGTGTAGAGCTTACGGTATTTTAGTTTAGTTTAGTTTAGTTTAGTTTATTTTAAATTAAATAAGAGTTAACATATTTAATTTAATTTAATTATAATTTCGTAATATTATAATATAATATTTAGTAAATTATATTTTCAAAAATATATATATATACATATAAATAAACAATTATGGCTACTGTAAAAGACTACGTTTTCGACAACTTGAGCAGACTTGGCAACGACAACTGTGGAAGTGACCAGAGAAATATACAAAACCTTAATTCGAGTAACTATATGTTAAATAATTTCTTTTCCGCAGAGTGTAACATGAAGCGCCCTATTGAATTTGCTATGACTCAGCCCGGTATTAACTATAAGGGTAGTCACCATGTCGGCATTGGTGGTTGTAATATCGACACAAACAGTGAACTATTTAACGGTAGCATTATGACGCATCCCCGTTGCCGTATTAGTTTATTTGAGCGCCCCTTCAAGACCGTCCCTTTTCTTGGTAGAGGTGAATCAAATCCTCTTGTAGAATCTCGTTTATGGCAGGGTGACTACAATATTAACAAGAAGAGCGTTAACCCTAGTTCTGAAGTATGTTTTGTGAATCACGAAATGTATCCTCTTATTCCTTCTATCGCTTCTACAATTTCAAATCCTGCAAACCTGATAGAAGGTGTCGCCGTAAATGGTTGGATACGTGGCGGTGTTCCTTCACGTGAAATTGAACGCGAGACAAAATATACCTCTTGTAGCTCATAAAAAATAAAAATAAAATTAATGTATTAACAAAAATAGTAAATAAAAATAAAACATTAAATCGTTAAATTTTTAAATTGTTAAATCGTTAAATCGTTAAATCATTTTCAATTAAAAATATATTAAAAACAATTCTATTTTTAATTTATACCTGCCATGTATAACATTACGTTTTTATGTACATATAAATTGCACGATGACGAAGAGGATCAAGATACGCTGTATCGCCACGAGTACTTGTATGCTTTCGGTTTAAAGGAATATGAATCGGATGTTATTGTTGCAACGATTGATACTATATATGAAAAAATAAAAGACAATAAAGACTTTATTGAAATTGCAGAGTCTCATTACAATTTTAAAAGTGAAAATAAAAATCATGAAACCATTTTACAGTTTCTTTTTTCATTCCATACTTTTCATTTATTCCACGCGTGTCTAGTTTATTTTTTACGAGATGACAAAGACGACAAAGACGACGCGGTACTATATAACGAGTTTATTAAAAATAAAAAATCGTTGATTGATGAAATAACAAAAAAATAATATTATTTTACTATT